ACGAGATGACTCGTATGTATAATAGGCACATTCAATTATTCTATTTCTGCAAAAGTGAGCACCTGGGCATTCATCCCGGCCAGCCACTTTTGCAGTTTTTCTTTTCTGTGGATGGTGGTGGTAAAATTTGAGGATATTTATCAAATAAAAAAATAATGTGTTTTTATGTAAGGGAATTATGTTATAATAATACCGAAAATTATTACATATAGGGGGAATTAGAGTGGCTAAAGAAGGAAAAACTAAAAAACCATTTTATAAGAAATGGTGGTTCTGGGTGATTGTTGTAATTATTGTCGCTGGGGCTATAGGTTCGAATGGCGGTGGCGACGATTCTGCAAAAGATTCTAAGGATAGCAAGAGTACTACTGCTTCCTCGCCTAAAAAAGCTGCATCCAAGAAAGAATATAAAATTGGCGACACTGTTAAAGTTGGTGACATGCAGTACAAGGTTACAAAAACCTCAATCGCTAAAAAGGTTGGCCCATCAGCATTACAGGAAACGGCAAACGGTACATTCTTAGTCATAGATTTGAATGTAAAGAATAACGGGAATGAAGCCGTAACGGTTGACTCGAGTTTTTTCAATCTAAAACTAGGGTCTAAGACATATAAAGCTGATGATGATGCAAGCATGTCAGCAAACCAAAAAGAAGATGGATCTATTGATAACAGCTTTTTCATGCAGGATTTAAACCCAGGATCAGAAATGAGCGGCAGAATTGTTTTTGATGTGCCAGAAGATGTCGCCAATTCTTCTGATCTAAAAGTACAAGTCCAAACGGGCGCTTTTGGTACGGAAACAGAAAACATCAATTTAAAATAAGCATTTTCCTCCTCGATTATGGGGAGGATTTTTATAAATAAAAAAAGGAGCAGGCCAACCACCTGCTCTATTTTTGTGCAGGCATAGGGGGGTATTTTTTACAAATACATGGACAATTAGAGAACAAATGCCTGCTAACAAAATTATAAGAAAATTGGCTTATTTTGTCTATATGCCTCGAAAAAATTTTTTGGGATTTCTTATTTGTTGACCAGAAGCACTAATTTTTATTGAAAAAAATGTATTTTTTACGTATTTTTTCCAAACAAACAGAAGCAAATAAAAAGTGGCAGAAAAAAATAAAGAGTATGCCAGCTATTTAAATGGACGTTCCCGCGCTCGTGGGTTTATTCGGAATCAGGCAACACTAGAGGACGTCCAGGAATTAAGAAGGCTTTTAGATGAGCGCGAACAACGGATTAAAAATTCCCATCTTGAATGATCTCGCCATTAGTTGGCGGGATATTTTTTTGAAAAAAACCATAAAAATTTTTAAAAAATGTATTTACATGTAAATACAAACATGGTATAATGAAATCAAGATAAAGGAAAGGGGATAAGGAAAATGAACGTAATGAAACGGGCTTGGGAGATTGCTAAAGCAGGGCAACGTAAATTTGGCGGAAAGGTAAAGGAATACTTTGCAGAATCTCTCCGGCTCGCATGGAAGGAGGCAAAAGCAGCAAAAGAAATTACGGTGGAAGATGTTGAAACCTACATCAATTCCGTAATGAAGAGCGATTCCTATTCCGTTAACTACTGGGCAAAATACGGGAAGGAACGCTTATACGTAAATTACTATACAGGATCCGGATACCGTAAAGAACAAGGGTTTCTTGAATTGCAAAACGGTGTTATTGTGGCACAAGAACGTGGCGCATATACACCGGTAACAAAAGCGTTTTGGAGATTTAAAGGTGCTAAAATAAACGCATAAAAATTAGGAGGAAACAAAAGTGAAAATTGTGTATAAAGAAACGTCTTATTCCGAAACTGTTTACCCGGAGCTTGTAAAGGGGACACCAAAAGCTGCCGAGGCATTTGCGATTGTCGAACATGCCGTTAAGGAAGATTACATATTCAGCCTTGGAGAGGTTTTACCGTCAACCACTTTCGACAACAGCGAATCTAGACTACAAACAGATTATAAAACGGTTGGAACATGGGAAGTAGATGAAGATGAGTTTCTGGCGGCTGCCGATAAAATAAAGGAAATAATAGCAGAACGTAATAACAAACGAAAGAATCGCGCGGAAGCATACGAAATGTACCGGGAAATGCGAAAAACTTTTAAACCGCTGGGCATTAAGGTGTGGGAAGCGAAGGACGCCGCAAAAACTTGGGGCATATCGGTGGAAGAGATAGACGGCGCCGATTATCCGGAGGGCCATTTTAAAAGTAACGGCGCCTATACGTTTATATCAGAAACTGCGCTTACGGAAAAATTCGGGAAACCAGAAAAATAGAAAAGAGAGCGGATTTATATTCGCTCCCTCTTCCCCTACATCTCATGTTACGGTTCAACAAAAAATAGCACAGGTTAATTAATTAAAAAGATACTATTTAAATACACCCTGTGTTATGGTTCATAGACTCATTATAAGCACAAACTTTCATTCTGTCAATGTGAAAGTTAAAAAATTAGGAGGAGAACGGAAAAAATGAAAACAACTCGGACGTTTCGGATTGACGTGGACTTGGCCGAAAGGTTCAGCCGCGTCACTGATGCACTGATGGTGAATGGCAGTGAAGTCATTCGCCAGATGATGAAAAAATACGTAGAAGAAAAAGAGGAGGAATTGAAAGTGAAGGTTGAAGAAATTATCGAAAGGCGGGACAACTTTCCAAATGACGGCGAGGCTTACGCCGTTGGGAAAGCCGAAAATGGAAAATACTTTTTCGCTTGGGGGCCAGAATATCCGTATGCCGAAGAAATTCCGGGGTACAACATCCCGGACGGAGAGAATGGAATAAGCTGGCACGCCACGGAAAAACAGGCCATGGCGGAACTACAAGAAGCTGTAGAGGCCTGGGATGTAAAATAAGCCACGTTAACCGGGGCTACATAAAAAACTAGGAGGAATGAAAAATGAAAATGTGGGAAGTGCACGCATCACTAAACGGCGAAAGGGTACGCGTCAGCGTCTGGGCGCCGACAAAGGGTAGGGCTATCGTCGATGCGTTGTCCGAATACCCTGATCTAGTTATAGATAGAGTGTACAGACTCCATCTAGGCGAATTCCATTAATACTAAGCGGCGCGCGCCGCTTCTTTTTTTTTAAAGAGTGGATTTAAGCCAAAACTGCCGAGAAATAAAATCTCGACAGTTTCAGCTTCAAAATATCCAAATCACAGTTTCAATCCACGCATTTTTTTAAAAAGGATGCGGTACCTTTAAAAAGATATTATCACGTTATTTTTTAAATTTCAAGCCCCCACAAATGTGAGGGCTTTTTTGATTTATCCTGGTGGGCTGGATCCGGATTATTTTACACGCAGCTTTTGGCCAGCCCGGATCAGGTTAGGGTTTTTAATCTTATTTAGCGCCACTAGGTGACTGACAGATGTGCCAAACCGCTTTGCAATTTTGGTTAGATTGTCCCCGGTCTTAACCGTGTAGTATTGCGCTGCGGGAGCACTCCCGGCGATTTTTAGCTTTTGCCCCGCATAAATTTTATTGGGATTACTGATGCCGTTTAATTTTTGCAGGGTTGCGACGCTTGTGCCGTATTTTGCCGCAATGCCGGACAGTGTGTCCCCGACCTTAACCGTGTAATACTGCTTTACAGGGGCACTGCCGGAGATTTTTAGCTTTTGCCCTGCATAAATTTTATTAGGGTTGCCGATGCCGTTTAATTTTTGCAGGTTTGCCACGGTCGTACCGTATTTTTTGGCGATACCGGATAGTGTGTCACCTGGCTTAACCGTATACGTGGCAGTCATGTTGTTTACTTTTTTAACCGATTTTGCAATCTTTTCGCCCGTCTTTTTTACGGCTCCAGTAAAGTACGACAGTTTTTTGTTACCGATTAATAGGTTTAGATCAACTGTGCCAGGATACCATGCCACTCTGCAATTTTGGCTATACTGCCACAAGTCGCAGGGATAATCTGGCTTCTTTTCTGGTTTGCCGTTATCTGCGCCGTATCGCGGCAGCCATAAAAAATCCGCCCGTACTTTATCCATCCCGTACTTTTTATATAGCTCGTGCGATACATACAGCCCTACTTTATGCCCAGCGGCTTTGCAGGTGTCAATAAACGCTTGCGCCGCCTGTGCAAGGTTTTTTGTGCCGCATGCTTTTACGGTGTCGCCTTCCACGTCCAACGCCAAAAATTTTGCGGCCGGATCCGCCCTTCTTAAAAAGTCTCTTGCCTCGGTTTTTGCGTCGTTAACGGACACGAAACACCCGTAAGCATAATGGCCAAATGGCACCCCATGTTTTTTGCAATTTGCAGCATGATTTTTATGCTCCCTGTCTTCCGTGAGTGACCCGTATTGTACCCGGATAATCGCCAGATCAACGTCTTTACCAAATTGTTTCCAATTAATTTTATTCGCGGGCTGATGGTGTGATAAATCTACAATTTGCCCCATTTTAAAAGTCTCCCTTCTAAAAATAATAAGAGCAACCCTATGGCTGCCCTTATTTTGTAAGATTTTGCTGTTTTAACACTTCTTTTTGCCTTTTGCCCTTAGCGGTTACATAGTTATTCTTAAACCATGCCCAAATAGCGCTGCCGGCTGTAACCACTGTCGACAGTACTTCTGTCCATTGCTCCGGCGTGCCTGGGATTTTGTACAGTCCACACGCAACCAAAATTTGGTTGAGCAGCGCAATAAACAGTACCAGCGTCCGGATCAATGTACCTCTGTCCATTTTCATTTTTTTCGTCTCCCTTACAAAAATTTTTGTGCCAGGCTAATAAGCCCATAAATTAAGCCCCCGCCACCAAAAAGGGCAAGGGCTAAGTCCCATTTTTTATAGCTGTTGTTTCGTTTGATATTAAGCGTGTGTTCCAACAGCTTATTTAATAGCTCCTGCTGTTCTTCCCGCTGCTCGTTTATAAGCTTTTTCTGTTCCTTCCCTTCCACCAGCAACGTTTTTTCGATACGCAGTTGTCCTGTTTCGACTGCTTGCATTTTGTTAGTTAAGTCTGCGTAATTTTTTTCTAAAGCAGTAATACGTTCTTCGTGATTCTCAATTTTTTCATCAACGGTCAATTCTTCCAATGGATCCACACCCCCGTTCTTTGTTTCTCTATCGATTTTCGATCCGCCTCCTTAATTTGAGCATAAGAAAAAGCACCCCATTGGGAGTGCTTAAAATACTATTTTTATTTGTCACGTTACCGCGCAGTATGATCCTACTTTCAAGGACAGTTACGACCCAATTAGTGTTATACCTACCGAAAGAGAAATAATTAAGGATACTAAAAGAATAATAATCCGGCTAATATCCATTTCTCCGTTCTTTTTTAAAATCACTGTCGCCCTTACAACGGATATAATCCCTAGGATGGTTATGACCCATCCCAAAAAATTCAGAACCATATTTAGCCCTCCGTTTCTCTTAATTCGCTTTTTCCTCTAACGCTTAGTAATATTACTGATATTCCTAAAAATAGTTTTAAGTCTGTCCAGTCACCCATAGCATCAAAGAAAAACATCTCAATCAATAATACTACTACTGAATAGTAAGTTGCTTTTTGATATGGAGATTTATTACGCCTGATGGAGTTAAGAAACAGTAAACACAACAAAATTGATATTACTAGCAGACCAAATAGCCCGAACTCATATAACCAAGTTAAGTACTGGTTATCAGTCGTAAGAAAGTTTTGAATTGCCACTGTATGATGTCTCATAAAATATGCACTCATTCCTACCCCATTTCCAAAAAGCTGATTTATAAAATCACTATGCGAAAAATTATTTAAAATCAACTTGATAGTGCCTGTACGTTGTAAATTAGATAAATCCTTAGAGTTTGAGCTTAACGAGTCACCAAATCGAACAATAATCTCGTTTTTGATATCAGTAAAATTGGCCATAAATACAACAAAGACAACAATAGAGACACAAAAAGCTAAATAATAAAATAAAAGGTTTTTCTTTTTCAGAGCAATACCAACAAAATTAAGTTTAGGCTTTTGTATAATTAACATAATCAGTGTTGTTATTACTAAAGAGAGCCAAGCGCTTCTTGAATGTGTTGAATAGATGTTGACTAATAATATTGACTGGATAATATAAAACGTAGGCTTTCCCTTTTGCAAAATAAAGAAATTAAATACAAAAGCTACGGTGAAGAATAAGCCACATACTATTGGGTGTCCAAATACAGAGATAGTCCTGAATTCAGTAGTTCCTATTGCACTTAATTGGAAATTGTAATATTTCTCAATTAAAAAATTCAAAAGGATTGGTTTGTGAAAAATAACCTGATATAAGTTGATAACAGAAAGTATATTCAGTGTATAGAGAAACTGTCTTAAAAACTGGTAAATATAATTAATTCCATGTTTTAAAATCATAATCAATGTCAAAAAAACAGTTAAATAAAATGGGAAATATAGAATAAGCCCATATTTTATAGATCCTAATAATACTGAATTACCTATTAACAACACAAATGACGCTAAAATCACCAGTATTGCTTCTTTTTTCAACTTAATATCACTATTATTTATAGTGATATTAGGAATAACATTCTTTAAAATCGCAAGAAACGCCAATCCCATAAAAATATAGCCAAAAGGTAGTGGGATTTTGTAGTTTTGCAAAATAGTTACAACGAACAAGATAAATAAAAAGTTTATTTTCGGAAGTCTTTTATGCGATCCTAACATATTCAATAAGATTTAGCCCCCCCAACAAAATATACACGTTCTTGTCTATTATAGCACAAATTGTCTATTTATTGTTGTGAATTTTTGGCTTTTCGTTGGAGTATTTGAACTAGTTACTCAAGGTAATTTCCATTAACGCTTGGTACGCAACCTGTATTTCAATTGGAGCATCGATTGAATTTATCTGTTTTTTCCAACCGTCTAAAGGATAAACATGATTACCTGACGGCAGACATTGGGAAACGACATTTTCCATAATTGAACATGCAGTCTGTAAACTTGAAATCGTGTTGTAACGATACATAACATACGCACAGTAAAGCGATGTATGAATAAATCCAAATCGTTCAGGAGCATAGGAAAATCCCAATTCATGTAGCTTCCCTGATGCAGTTGCGGTTTGATTTATCCAGCTTGCAGTATCAAATTCCGGTGTATATCCCACAGCTTCCAAATACTCAAACAAAGAAAAGCCATGATAATGAAGTAGTCCTTCTCTAGTTACAGGATAGTTGCCAGAATACGGTAACACAGTTTTTCTGCGGACTAAACTTAAGAAATTGTTTTTTATACGATCGTATACTGTCTGCCTTGTTGAATTTGCTTCTAAATCTAAGCTTCGTTTTAATCCCTTCATCGCCGTTGCTTGAGCATTCAGAGTCGAAATATTGGTTCCATTTGGATTTAAAATTATCGTTCCATTTGCGCCACTATACGTTTCTACCCAAACATAAAAATCAGCTAGTGAATGAATTAAATTTATCAGAGCCGTTTTAGTGGAAGTTTTATTCATAATGTCACTCTGTTTCAAAAAGAACGGAATCGGAGATGTGTCCCTTCCGATAAATTCGATTCCTTTCGTGTTCAAATAATAATTTTTAAAAGACTCTGTCGAGAGATCACCATAGGTGCTTTGCAAATTTGTAAGATATTTAGAAAATATATCAGCATTTGTTTGTTCTCTGATGATCCCGTTAAGTTTGGTGTATGCAAAATTTTCGTATGCAGCTAGTCCAGGGAATGTGCTCGCTTCAATATATCCATGCATATGGTCAGTGAAAGATTTACACAACCCTAAATACTTCTTAGTTAGTTGTGCGTTATCATATTTTGTTGCATGTACAGCTAACATGTTAAATAGCTGATCTTGCGCCACTATTACATCCGTTGCGCTTGTAATAGGTAGTAATGCTGTTTTGATAGTAAACAAACTATTTGCGTGCTGCGGATATTTTTTGTTATTCATATTGTAAGTATATACAAACTGTTCGTTTGAACTTGCCAGGTTAGAAATTTGCGTTCCATTTGTGTAGGTTTCAGAATAGTTAACTACATCTCTCTCAAGGCTTGCTCTAATTGTCCTGTACAAAAATCCCTGATTAGATGTGGTGTTTCCACACATCCCTTCATCGATTGCTGTATAGTCAGTTGAAAGCTTCAAAGCCTTAAAAATTAACCCAAAGCCATTTATTAAATTTGACGAGGTTAAATTTTCTTTTATTAATAGTTTACTGTCAACAAGTAAAAGACCATTTGCAAACACCCTGTATCTTGTTTCCATAACAATATTTGTATTACTAATAAGAGTATTAGTAACTATATAATCTCTAAAAACTGTCCCATTTCCAATTACTGATTTTGTACTAGCCCAGTTTGATGTGCCTGGATATATAGGGATAACGTCAACAGAGTTAACATCTTTAATATACGGGTATATTACGTTTCCATTTCCGTTTCCGAGTTCAACATCGTTTTGAAAATATCGTCTTAGATGATAATTTCCTGTTGAATAATCAAATTGAAATTTACAAATACCTGCGGAAATTTCATCTTTAGGCGCAGCTGGATTGTCTGTATTTACAGTCATAGGGCAATTATCTGAATAGCCGTTATTAACACTTGATGTGTAAACTTCCACGGTATAAGTCGCTGTACTTCCTGATAATAAACTTCCCATTAACCAAATTGTACCGCCATTCAACGAACCATCTGAATAAGTTGACAAATTCATACTTTCTGAAAGTAAATAGTTTGGATGTTTTTCTCCTTCCCACTGGAACGGTATGACATTTCCATCTGCATCTTTAACTAAAATATTATTTACAGATGGACATTCACCCTGATCAAATTTCACTTTTATAGCGATTGGTACATTGATGTAGTTTGCACCTATAGGGTTTTTTATAACGGCTTGGTAATAAGTAATTCCACGGACACCAACTTGTTTAACGTTTGTATCAGTTAGTATACTTTTCAATATTTTTTCCTGGTCTGTTACAATGGCATCTGTTTGCGCCAACTGCGCGGTAACGTCATTTATTTGATTTTGTAAATTTCCAGCAGGATCACTACCCAGCTGGCCTTTAATTGTATTAAACCAGGATTCCCATTCTTGTTGATATTGAACTTTTAAATTTTCAATCGATTGGATGTAATATTGAATCGCACCGGAGCTTTGATCAGAAAGCGACTGTGCAATTACGAATTTAAACTGACCAGCGGAAAGAGACTGAGAATCTGAGAATACTATCGTTAATTCAGCTGTAGCAGTACCAATGTGCTGTAAAACATCTTTGTCCAGTACTATTTCTGCAATCCCTTGTGTAGGGTCTTTCCCAATGTCACACGTGTATTGAAATGTGCTTTGATCTGCAGTAACGATAGTTAAAATAGCTGTTGCTCCCGTTAAGTCTAGTGGGAGTGTATTATTAATCAATTTAAATCGAAATTTTCCCAGCCCATAGTCCTGGGAAAAAAAAGTTGCGTTTGTTCTTATATCACTCGATAAAGTGGAAATTTGGAAGTTTATCTCTGCTGTTTTATAACTGCTCATTCAGTAGTTCCTCCTTTTAGCTCATCTATTTGGTCTTGTAAGCTTTGAATTTTTTGCTGGAGCATACTCAAATCGTTTGAATACACATCTTGATCAACCTTCAAATTTGCTATTTGCAAAGCAGAATCCGCAGTGGTTACAGCATTATTTGCAGCCGTAAGGGCAGACTGTGCTGATTGTGCCGCACCTGCAGCTGTAGCCGCCGCCTGCGTGGCCGTCTGGGATGCAGTCTGTGCCGTGGCTTGGGCTTGCCCTGCTGTATCTGTAGCCTGCTGTGCAACAGTTGCTGCTTGACCGGCTGTGTCGGTTGCATCCACTGCAATTTTTGTACTTTTTGTAAACGGTATATCTACACTACCTAAAAGAGTCACGTTATCACCTCCCTAATAGCTAAACACTCGGCTGCTTCCCGCACCAAACCGAGTTGCATAGATTTTTCGATTTGCTCGGTCGATGGTAAATACATCCCATGCATCCTCCTCAAGTGATATAATCGGGCGGTCAGGCATTTTACCGGCGTAGTCGTTACGCGCGAGCGAGTCCAGCGTTTGGATGAGCAACATCCCGTTTTTAGTCATGCTGCTATCATAATGGACATGTCCACTTATTACAGCGACCAGCTGCCCCTTGCCTTGGCTCGTAAAGTCGGCAGATACGCTGCATGTATAGTCCTCCGTGCTCCCGGATCCGATGTAAGTCGTGCCATTTACAAAAGCAGATAGAATGCCGTACATAATGTCGCTGTTTATTTGTGCATCTGAATTAAATGTGCCCTGTAAAGGGGCATGGGTAAAAATTAAAACTCCCCAATCATTAGGGAGTTTCAAAGCCGTATTGGCGAGCCAATTTAATTGTGCGTTCCGAAATGCGGATGACCATTGAGACGGGTATTTATTGGTCCCGTCCGCCAGCGTAATATACGGGTTATCAAAGCTGTTAAGGCAGATTACCCGGATTTTTTGGGCCGTGAAATCTTTGTACCCGTATAATCGCTCTTTTTCCGTCGGGTTAAGGATAAACGCCGGATCCATATATTTGCTTAGGATTGCATACCGCTCGGCTGGCTGCAAGACAGATCGCATCAGATTGCCGTCATTGTCATGCGCGTACCAACTATTGTCGTCATGGTTGCCGTTTAGATAAACAACCGGGGAAGCAGACGCAGAATAGAGTGACTCGGCCGCATCCTCAAAGTCGGTCAGCATCAAATTTTTCTGCTCATCTCCATCTACAAGGTCGCCACCATGGACAACGAGGTCAATTTTTGCTTTGTTGGTCAAATACGCCACGTTTTGCATGTGCAACGTGCTGCGGCTTTTTAGATTGTTGCCGTTTTTGCTTGCTGTGGCATAGTGGGTATCCGTAATAAAGGCGATAGACAGCGTATTGTCCGTCTGCACCTGTGCCAGCTCGTCCACGACAAAATCAATGCCGTTTTTAAAATAGACGTCGATTGTTGGCAGGTTCCCGTCATCCAATTTACACCGGATTGTGCATCCTGCAACCTCTATGCCGACGGAGATCACATTTCCCACGCCTTTATGTGCATCGGCCCATTCCTGATCGTAATTGCCATCCGGATTGATTTTCTGCCAGACAAAAACTGATTGATCCAGCGTGGATGTGACTTCATCTTTTCCTTGGTAAACACGGACGATAACCCTTTTTTGGCTTGTCGTATCAGCAAAATCGGTGCCATCTGGCGTAAAATATTCTACCTTGTACCCCTTTGACTTTTCAGCTGCATCATGTGCAGCTTTTGCCTTTGCTTGCAGGTCCTGCACAATCTCCGGTGTGACGGCGACAATCTCGATAAACTCGCCAACCGTGATTTTGTTATTCGGTGGATTTGCTTCCGATTCGTCGATTTGGATAGCCCGGGCGCTAATTGTTAATTCCGGCTGCATCTCGAAATCGACAATCTGAAAATGGTCTCCTAAATTTGGCTGATAGCCGAGATGTGCTACATCCACGGTGTAATTGTACTTTGGATGGTTGTATTTTCCCAGCTGCTCTTTGCCCCAATGCAAAAGGCCATTGGGATTTAGAATTTGATCGTTTACGACGTACCCCTCTAAGTATGGTCCGCCATTATTATACCGATCGTTTGCGTCATCATCTATCAAATACTCACGGCCGCCGTTAACGGATGCAATGGACGCCAGCGTGCCATCCTGCTTTTGCCCGCCGTACACATACAATTTTGTATACATTTCCTGGTCGCTGCCGGTTCGGGTAATTCCTTGCAGGTTATGGGCGTATTCCAGCCGGTAGCCCTTAGATTCGCCCAATTCGTCTACAAAATCTATTACTTTGCGGATGATTTTCCCGTTGTAAACTTGGACATAGGCCCGAATTTCCGCGCTAAATTGATTTGTAAGCTGATCGAGCCAATATTGGGCATTGTTACCAGCAGAAAATTCAAACGAAAAAGCTCCGCCGTAAAAATAGTTTTCGCCGATTTCCCAGCCGGAACCCCCCAGTACATAATTAAATAAATCTTGGCTTGATACGTTGGCCATCGTTTTTGCTGGTACAATTTTGTGCGTTAAGTCCCATGCAAGCAAATTAAGGCATTGTGCTTTTTTAACATGGACAGGGCCAATCACGCCATCTTCGACGTTATAAATTCGGTAAACATAAAAATAGCCATCATTGCCTTGTTTAAGGAGATGATAGCCATATGTTATAAAATCCGTTTCCCGGTACCCGGTTGGCACGCTGATTTCGAGCGTATCCGCCCATATTTTGCCTTGATCATCTGCGATTTTAGTAGACCTCAGGTCATCATAAAATTTGCAGCCTTTGCCGTTTAAATCTAAAACACCACATGGGTTTAGATCGGGATCCAATATAAGATACATAGGCTATCACCTCCTATTGAGTAGTAGGGCGGTATTCAAAATACCAATCCGCATCCGTCAGATCCGGGGAAAATGCAAATGACTTTGGTACACCGCCCTGCATGGTAAAAAATTGCCCGCCGATATAAAAGTTTTTCATGTACACGGCTCCGTTTTTATAAACTGTATGGTCCTCGCAATTTATTTTTATTTCATCCCCTGCTCTTGCTATTACCGTTGGCGCGGAAGTTCCGCTATTTCCACCATTTATGATTTGCCACACAGCCACATCACTAAGTGCCAGCCCGTTATTTGTGTACTTTACTACCGGGTCAGCTGTATCCTCTTGGATGTCGTATTTGGCTATATACGCAGCCACTGCGGCCAGCTTTTGCGTATAAATTTTGCTTGTATCTGTCCATGTCTTTGTAATCGGCTTACTCCATACAGGATTGTGCTTGCTGTCGCATTTCATAGCCTGCACCGTAAACTTATTTCCAATTTTCTCTAACTGGATCCATCCGTAAAAATTGGAATAGGTGTCTGTGGACGGATCAGCTGGCAGTGTAAGTGTCTTCCACAGTTGTTCTGTTTTAGTCTTGCCTTTGCTTTTTACCTTTCTCGTACCGTTTTTTACCTTGATCTTTTTTGTAGTCGTTTTCTTTTTATTAATACTGCCTTGGTCATATACAATGTTGTGATATTTATCGCCATTAAACACAGTTACCTGCAAGATCGGTTTTGCACTGATGCTATTATCTTTTAGGCCAATTTTCCCAATCGCTTTACCGTCTTGATCTAATAGATAAAGTTCAACTTTTCCCTTGGCTCTTGGGTAATATTGGTTATTCCATAGCCAAATGCGTACACGGTAATCTTCATATTGTCCGTTTAGATTCTGCTTCACAAGTGGCCCATGCCATTTGTCTTTTACTGGTTCGCCAAAATAGACACGTCCGCTGCTATCCAGTGAAACTTTTAAAGCGTCATTTTCAGTTCGCATGCTTCCGCCAATTACCCCGTTTTCCGGTGTAAAGGTAAGCGTTTCATTCGTGAGAGATAGCCAGTTTGCCATTGTAGCGCAATCGTCGTGAAATACTCTAGGCTCTAAGTCCACCGGCGATTCGCCGGTATCCGGGTCTACATCTGACCCCACATAGACATAGTTTTCGTCCTGGTCGACCACTGCGATTTTTGTAACGTCTTTTTTCGGTATGCATGTAAAAACGGGATAGCATTCCGCTGTCCCGTCTGGTGTGATCGTAATAGGGTTTGCTGTTATGTCGTGCTGTTGGTATTCGCCGTAACCTTTCGGGTCGCTGCATGAAAAGGTAAGCGTGCATTTGGCCCAGCATGAAGTCTGGCTAATCCGTTCCGGTTTAGTTATGCTGCTAAAATGTCCATAATATTCCCATTCTGATTCATCAGAGTAAACCATAGGATATTCATCGTCGCCAAGCGTAATGAAAGCAGTCGCTAAATCGTGAAATTTTTTGCTCGCTTCCTCATCTGAATCAGCCGGGATAGTAATATCAATTTCATCCACGCGCTGACCATAAGAGTTACCGAGAAATATTTTTCCAACCATGCCGGGGACGTCCTGGACATTTTCTGTAATCTCGGGCCCGATAGATTTTCTGATGTCATTAACAATAACGCCAAGATCATTTTTAGAATCTAGGCCGCCGAAATTAAACGTTCGTTCAACCAATGGACATCACCCCCTTAAATACATTTCTTATATTTGTCTCCCGGTTGCTATATTTTTTGTTATTGTCATATAGCTTTTTACCATCGAGGTAAACATTCGGATCAATGTTTGCTACAAGATTTATTAATTGTTTTAGCAGGTTATTTGTATCGGTCATATCAACCGTTACTGCTCCGCTCCCACCTGCGGAAGGCCCGGAAGAACCGTTCCCGCCAAGGATGGCCAATGCCTGCATCATGAGCTGAATTGCCCGGGTTTTATTTGTTAGCGGGATAACCATTTCAGCCTTGTTTCCCTCGCCGATTTTGGCGATCTGTTCGGTTGTCACAAGGCCACCTTTGGCATATCCGTGGCCTTTGCCCAGTGCGCTTAATGTTTTTCCATAACGGTGTTTTGCGTAGTTAAGGGCCGCCAGCAGGTTATCAAATCCGTTAAAAATGTTTCCGTGACCCGGGAATTTATAGGCGTTAAATGTCGCGCTTATTGTCTGCATCAAGCCCTTTGCAAGGTCCCCGGTAATCGTGTTTATATCTGTGTATCCATGTTGGACAGCAAATGGATTGCCACCCGATTCCGTTGCGATTTGGCGCAAAACCTTGTTAACCATTGCTTTGCTCGTAGACAGACCATTCATGGCCAGCGCGCGGATGACATATGGCCTCCAACGCTGGACGCCAGACCCGGACGGGTTTGCCGTCGAGCCAAACATTTTTTTGATCCAGCTTGCCGCATTCTTTATAATCATTTTGGCGGATCCACTGGCTATGTCTCTCATAGCACCGGCCAAATTCGCGATTGAATTGCCAGCATATTTTTCAACAACCGTGTTTAATAGCTTAGTAGGATGACTTACATATTTCCAAATGTTATCTCCAATATTTTTAAGTTTGTCCCATCCTCCGGCAATTTTGTCTTTTAACCAACCAATCCCAGATGCATATTTTGGGATGCCTGCCAAAGTCATTATTTTTTTGGTGTTATCGCCGTCCACAACTTGTGTGCCTTTCGGCGCAAACATCATGGTTGGGCGATCAGGTGAAATGAACGTTTTTCCATTCGGGAATTGGATTAATTCTTTACGGTTAGCTCCGTTACCATCTCCGACAATCATTAAGCCGTCATGCGGGTGACCATCGGTGCCTTTTGCATATTGCGGAACGTTCCAATGCTTAATAAGGTGTTTAGCACCAACCCGTTTTAAAACCCAGTTTACTCCTTTAATTACACCATTTACCGGCTTGCCGATTGCTCTAAGTAGTGAGTTTCCGACATGTTTACCGGCATTTGCTATTGTTTTGGAGCCATTTTTTATGCCGCTGGCAATTTTATGCGGTAAAGATTTAAAAGTGCTGACAACTTTCGAGCTAAAAGATTTTACTTTTGAAAACATATTACCAAGTCTACCGCCGGTCAATTTATTTAAAGCGCTAAACCCGCTTTTATAATAGTTTTTCGCAGTATTAAGCGCGCTTTTTGTTGTTCTCTTGATGTCTCCACCGAGTTTTGACCACTTACCGGATACCAAATGTCTGAAGGTTTGAGTAGCGTTTTCCAATGTTTTATGGCCACTATGATAAGTCTTTTTCAGCCCGTTAAACATAGATCTAGCTGCGCCGTTTGTATGTTTGTTAAGCCAGCTGTGTTTGTTGGACACCTGATTAGCCATGCTTCCGGCTAATTTTACTGCGGTATTTTTCATATTACTAAATTTTGACTTAACGCCGGAAACCATACCGGAAACGTGCGATTTTACCGAGTTTGCCATTTCCTTTGCTTTTTGCTTGATTCCATTTACAAAATCACGGAATTTTTTCGAGTGCTTATATAGTGAAACTAAACCGATGGCAAGGGTGGCAACGGCTGTAATCACAAGACCTATCGGGTTGGCTTTCATCGCAAGGTTCAAAAGCCTTTGTGCGACGGCCCACGCTTTTGCAGCTCCCGCGGCTACTTTTTGAGCTGCTGCGACAGCAAGGATTTTTAATTTCTGCGCTGCCCATATTGCACTTGTTTTTCCAAAATCAAATGCCGCTTTAGTCATTGTTCCAATCCATCTTCCGGACACTCTTGCTGTGTCACTTATAAACCCTTTAAATTTAACAAGCTGTTTAAATCCACCCACAAGTTGAGCGACGGCAGATATTCCGCCACCGATTGCCATTGTCATGGCTCCCATAGCTGCGGCAACTCCAAAACTGACCGTAACAACCCCGGCGCTTATTGCAATGAAATGCTGTGTGGCAGGCGATAGACGATTAAACCAGTCCACCGCTTTTTGTACGACTTTTGTAATTTTCGACAGAGCCGGCAATAAAGCATATCCAATTGTAATACCAGCAGTTTCAAGGCTTCCTTTCAACTGTTCAATGGTACCTTTAAGATTTTTCATTTTCTGTTCGGCAACTTCGCTCGCTTTGATTTTGCTGATCGACTTTGCCATATCATCGGCGCCCTTTGCGCCTTCTTTATACAGAATGTTAGCCGCCCTGATTGCGTCGGTGCCAAACATGGTTTTAAGTGCATTTTGTCGCTGTTCTTCCGTTAAATTTTTCAGCCGGTCATGAAGCAAACCGGAGATTTCGGAAAGAGATTTCAGTTTTCCATGTTGATCATAAAAAGCGCTTGATGCAAAGCCGGAGTTTTTTGCAAGTTCTTGATACTCTTTTTTTACCTTACTTGCAGATGCCCCAGCACCAGCTTGTATTTTTGCTAATCTTTGAAGGGCCGCATCCACATCCTTGGTGGAATGAGATGCCGGCTTTATGCCACGATCAACAAGCCAATTATATGCAGCACCAACGTTTTTAGTTGCAAGACCAAGCGAATCCATCATATCGGCCGCATCCTTTGTGGATGGCGAAAGGTTAAGCAGCATTGTTTTCAATGATGTGCCTGCGTCTTGTCCTTTCAAGCCGTTCTGGGCCAGTTCTGCCAAAGCGGTGTTAGTATCTTTAAAACTTAGTCCAACACCAGAAGCAACAGCAGAAACGGAAGATAACGCAAATTTCATTTCAGTGACATCGGTTGCGGACGCATTTGCCGCTCCGGCCAGCTGGTTTGCCGCATCGGCTACGGAAATATTATCATCCTTGAATGAATTCAAAGCTGTAGAAGCTATTTCTGCAGCATCTTTTAAGCTTAACTCTCCGGCTGTTGCCAAATCGAGCGCGCCCTTTAGCCCACCATTCATAATGTCCTTCGTTGAAACGCCAGCCTTTACCAGTTCTTCAATCCCCTGGGCTGCTTCTGTGGCGGAATATTTTGTCTTACTGCCCATTGTAATGGCCAAGTCCTGCAATGCTTTTCCGTACTTTTTAGCATCGTCTGGATCCATGACAGATTTTACGTTTGACATTTGGCTTTCGAAGTCCATCGCCGACTTTGTTGCCAATCCGAGCCCACTGCCCATCGCTAAAGTGGCCCCACCAAAAAAGCTACTGATTGATTGACCAGTAGCTGAAATTTTATCGGCTGTGCTCTGTAGCGATTTACGAGCTCTGCTTAAATTGTCCTGGAACCTAATCATTCGGTCAGAAGAATTACCGATTGCCCTGTCAAGTTTTTTATACCTGTCGATTGCCGCAGCCTGGGCAGCCTCTAATTTTTGGATAGCCAGTCGTTGATCAGCTGTAGCCGAATCATCATGCCCTTTAGTCCGGATAAGTTCAGCGAGCTTTGCCTTTTCCTTGTCAATCAATTGGTTTCGTTTATCAATAACGGTTTTAAGCCCATTGTATTCTTCTTTGTTAGCGGCCAATGACCGGCCCATTGCTTTATTTTTTTGGACAAGTGCTTGTGTACTTTGTTCAACCCGTGAGATTTCTTCCCGCAGATCATTCATGCCGGATTTTTCATCAGCCAGGGCACGTTCTGTTTGGCTTAATTGCTTACGATAAAGTGCTTGTTTTTGTATATTATCATTTATTTTTTTCGCTAAGTTTTGGGCCGCTTTTGAATTTTCAGTTCCAGCTTCTACATGTTTTTTGTAACTTGCTGTAAGATGTTCATTTTCTTTTTCGAGTAGGGCAATAGTACTTTTTAAGTCTTTATAATTATTTTCTAATTTACCGAGATTGTCACCTACAGCATCATAAACTTTTAGGTTTGCCCTCATGGTGCTCAATTGAGTTTTAAGGGACCTTTGTATATTTGCCAGTGTATCCGTGAATTTTGATCCATCCAAGCCGAGCTTAATAACCATGCTGCCCAATGGCTTACCAGTTTGCGGCATATTTTAACCTCCTTTCTTAGATACTATCGAAGAAATCTTCTGCGGACATGACTTTTCGAGGTTTAGAAGATAACATTTCTAAAACACCGAAATAATCCGATTCGTCAATGTCGTGGAAAGAATACCCTGCTTCCATCATTTTTTGATAGAGTTCTTTCATGTTTTCGTAGGCTTCTTCCGGCGTTACTTTTTTCCCGTGCCATCATCTTTCTCGACTCCCATTACTTGTTCGAGAACATCGGTTAGAATGTTCATTCCGCTTTCCGCCGGTAGATTGTCCAGGATGTAATCAGGTGTAAGGTCTTTGTCCTCGAACAGATCGACAACGAAATTAAGCAATGCGTCAAATGTTTCTAGTTCGTTCATTCCCTGTATATCTACTTGTAATTTCATTGCTTCCCGGGTCTTCCTGAAACTCACGAATTCCTTTTTGAAAACGGTTGTTTTTCCTGTCTCCTGATCAGTAATTTCTAAGCGAACTCCCATTTTTCATCCCTCGTTTCATCATTTTAGAAAAAAGGCTGGGTTACCCCAGCCATGTCATCAGCCAGCAGCTGGTGCAGTAGCAGCCGGCATAATAAATTTTTCAAAATCCTCTTGCGTGGTCCCATCTGCTTCTTTTGCTTTCGCATAAATGTAACCATCTTTTCTAGAAATGCACTGCATGGTAACTTTGTCCTCCGAAAGTTGAGAACCGTTGTTATCCGACGTTTTAATATCTTCACCGTCAAATGTAAATTTGCCTTTTAACAGGCCAAGATAAAGGCCTTTTCCTTGTTTGTCTTTTGAAATAAGCTCCAAAACGCAATAAGGCGGTGTTGTATTTACGCCAACTTTCGTGATTTTAGTTGTGGAATCCTGTTCGCGGCCCAAAATTTTGTTTACCGCTTCCATTCCCAGATCATCCAGATCAGCCACGGTCAATTCGCATTTCACTTCACTTGTTCCTTTAGCACTTACATAAAACGGCACGTTAGATGCATAGACAACGTTCATATTTGGCGCTAGGCCGGAAATATTGGCCTCAATTGTACCGCCGGATGATCTATCAATTGTAAATGTGTCTGTTACTTTTTCATTTTCATCAAGAATGCTAATTTTAGCCGCATCAAAACCTACTACTGCCATTCTTTTACACTCTCCTTTTTTAATAAAAAGAGCCCGCAGTGCGGACTCGATTTTATTTGTATGTTATTTTTTGAAATCTCCATGTTGTAACAAGCAGGTCAATGGTCGGATCTTTTACCACTCCAAAACTCCAATATTCATACCATCCGGCAGGCTCCATAATATTTGCCAGAATATCATCAAATTCGTTTAGATTTTCATCATCATACGACGTCCATATTTGCAACTGTACGGCGTTTTGTTTGCTAATGGGCCTATTGCTCGCAAAATCATACGGAACGCCTGATATAGGCGTAAGCAAAGCCACAGGGGCACTTTCGACTGTTTGAAATTCTTCTGGGATTAACAGAGCAAAACATTTTTCTGGCGGAATGATGGCAGAAAACTTTTCATCAGCTAACAATAGGTCACGGACCTCTGTTGTTGGCAGTGTCACAGCCCGAACGCCTTCTTTATTTTTTTTGCCATCAAGTCAAAAGCGACATCTTTCGTTTCCTGCGTCGTCCGCTCGATAAAATGTTGCCCCTCTATGCCCGCGCCCCAGTGACGTTTTCCAGACTTATCTACCATGCCCCCGGTTCGCATTGTTCCCGTTTCAACGAAATGAACACGCCAATAGGTATCATGGCCATACCCCACAGTGGCTGTACCATCCCGCCCGACAGATACATGCACATCGTCCTTCATGTGCTTAAATTTCTTGTGTTCCTGGCCATTTTCGTTTTCAAGCTTGAATTGTTCATTCCAGCTGCGGTACTTGCTTTCATCCTCATATGGCGTGTTTTCCTCCAACCTCTCAGCGACGTATTTCGCGGCAGTCATGACGGCTTCCCGATTTACCTTGTCGCTTTGCCTGGCCATTTTTTTCAGGACCTCATCCACGCCGCCCGTATCGACTTCCACGCTCATTACGTCACCGCCTTTGCAATTATATTAGTAAATTCTTTGTCATATTCGCCGGGTACGATGTTGATAATGTTATATAGCTTGTTTTTATAAGATATTTGGAGCTTGTTGGTAATCTCATAAGCTTGTAAATACCGGACAACAAAAGTGACTGTATCTTCCAGGACTGTACCAACTGTAGACTGCATATCTTTCAGATTTTGTGTGTCCAAACTTGCCCAACAGCTATATACTGGGACAGGCTTTGAACTCGGTATTCCGTTTGCATTTGGCACAGACGACTTTTTCACAAATGTAATGCGGTCATTCAGCTGCCCTGTTGTCCTGTAAGACATAATACTCACCCTTCAGCGCCAAAATTAAAGAAGTGACCCCAAATGGTACTTCCTGTAATGTTTTTTCGCTTGTTGCCGATCGTGTTTTGTAATAGTGATCGGTCAACATTAAAACAGCTAAGTTAAATCTGGGATTGTTGTCATAAAACCCCTCAACATCATCCCCAATAGCCCCTTTAATATAATCAGACGCCGCCGAATAGAGCGCTTTAAGCAGCTCGTCGTCGGCGTCTGTATCAATTCTTAGGGCCTGTTTGATATTTGAAATATCAACATCAGCCATTATTCATCAGCTCGCAGTCGTTCCGGATGTCGATCCAGATTGATCAGCAATTCCTGCAAAGGATGCTACAACCATTGCTTCTGTATCCCACAATTGGACATCGAAACGGTCAATTGCACGGATTTTTGTCGTATCCGTTTCAAATGCGCCAGCGCCAACATTTGTAGACATCAGAGACAGATTTTCGCGGTCAAACAGTTTAACAGTTTCCGCCATATCACCAATGTACAGTGGATAGGTTGGATTGGAAGATGTTCCACCGTTTGGCAGCCAGCGATCGGAAATTACAACCAATTCTTTACCAAGCAAGGACGGGACTTGTTTTAATGTTTGTCCAGTCGGTGACATTGTAGCAAAGGAATCAGCAACAACCATCGGCTGTAACAAATAGCGGCCGTCCGAATCTTTAACCTTATCCAGCACGTTAAATCCGGATTGATTGGTATAAAATTTGGTGGTAGCATGCAAAGCCGGATCCAATTGAGTATTGAAAATGTCCTTGATACCGTCAATATCCTTGATTGTTTTCTTTTGTTTATTTGGCAGTTTTGCAAGCTCTGCCAAAATAGCATTATTGCGCGTTACAACTTGCTTTTTAGCCAGCCATTGTTCGATGTAAGCCACAATCTGTTCCGCTGTATCTTTCAGCAGTGTATTCGACAGCGTGGAAATGCCGGCATAGCGTTTAATCATATATTTGATAAGCGTGAAATTCGGATCATCATTGTTTCCGATTGTGCCAAATTCGTCATCAATATTTGCAAACGGCGTGACATCCGTCCACTTTTCCAGTACACGGGACCCGCTCAGCGTAGAAACAGGGATGACCTCGACATATTGTTCAAGCGAATTATATTGACGTTTCAAAGTGTTGATATTCGTTTGAATGTCTTGCGGAATTGTAAGGCCGGCGCCATTCCCGTCTGCATCAAGACCGGAACCGAGCGCATTTTTCGGCTGGAATTTACCAAGCATCAAGTCCTTAAAGTCTTTTGCAAATTCTTTTACCATATTTTCCGGCATAGGTTGACGGTTGATTTTCGGTTCGGATGCCGGCTCAAGGTTTTTTGCGTTTGCTTCAGCTTCTTCCAGCTGTTGCTTTGCAAGATCGCGTTTTGCTTTCGCTGTTTCCAGCTTGTTTTTTAGATCGTTGATAGCATCGACTGTGATGCTGTCATCCACAAGGGCCGTCTGAATTTGATTTTGAATATCGGACACTTTTTGCCCGGCTTCAATCCAAGCATTTCTTAATTGTTCAATGTTCATATTATCATTCTCCTTTTAATGCTTTTAGTTTTTTGACAAGCAAATCGTTTTCTGAACGTTTTTCTGGCTCCGTGGAAGACTCCACAAGCGCCTTAGGAATGTTTTTATATCTCCCGGCCCATTCCCGGGAAATGGATGCCGCTGCCTGATTTGCGCTTAAAACTTGGTCACACAGGCCATATTCAAACGCCTCCTGCGCAGACATCCATGTTTCTGCGTCCATTAACTGCGTGATCGTCTCTAAATCAAGCTTGTCGCCGGCTTTTTCCAGATATGTTTGCTTAATGCTGTCGGCGATATGGTCCAGGTTATCTGCCTGTTTCCTAAAATCAGATGCATTTCCATAGGCAAAAGACCATGGGTTATGAACCATCATCATCGCATTTGAAGGCATAAAAACAGCGTCGCCGCTCATAGCGATCACGCTTGCAATCGACGCCGCGACACCATCCACATAGCAATTTATCTGTGCTTTATGCTGCTTAAGCATGTTTCCAATGGCGATGCCATCGAAAACGTCACCACCCGGGCTGTTAATGTGCAAATTAATGGTCGCCACATCTCCGAGCGCATCCAAATCGCGTTTAAAAGCGCTGGCCGACGTATCGGACTCATCGGATTCCCATCCACTTGTGGTTATTTCACCAAAAATAAAAACATCCGCGCTATTTTCTCCGGATGCTTGCATTTTCCAAAATTTATTATTTAGCTGTTTTGCTTTCGGCATTTGATCCACCTCCTTTCCGTTCAGTTGCTGGTGTATCTATGGTGTATAAATCTCCAGAAACCCATAGTTTATTAGCGTTAGGATCATTATCAGGCGGCAAATCCTCTAAAATTCGGACATCATTCGGTGTTAAAAATCCGCTTCTGATGCCGATTTGATAAAATGATCCACGCGTTTTTGTGTCGCCTCTTAGCAAAGCATTCATGTTAAACTTGAAATGGTAGCCTTTTTTTCGTTGTGCTTCCGTCAATAATTTTTTGTTGAATTCTTCCTCATATTGCCGGATAGTTGCCGCTAAATTGCCGGTAACAAATTCCAAATTCAATTGTTCAAGCGAATTATATGATCCATTCGAATTGCCCAGAAAGTGTTCCGGTATGTTGTAAACCATGGCGACCTTTGACCGCGTGACCTGGTCAACGTCAAGAAGTTTAGAGTCAACAAGATCGCGTTCAATTCTGCTGATTGTCACGCCGTTTTCTTCGAATAGTACGCCGCCATTGTCTTTATAAAACTGTGCGATTCGCTTTACAATTTCTTTTTGCTGCTCCTCGTCCATATTGGTGTCATAATGGACAATAAACCCTTCATTTGTTCCGACTAATTGATCAAGTGAAATTTTTTTCACTTGTAAATCATAATCAATTGTATTTTTTAACAATTGCATCGGATTTACGCCTTTTACAGACCCAAAACGAGGAAATTTAAGATGCAACATCTGCGTATAGTGCATGTACATCGTTTCTTTTACCATACCATTATCAATCGCCGATACGGCATAATAAAGTTCGCCTGTCTTCACATCAAATAAAGGTTGGCAGGCTTCCGGTTTAACCAGCGCCAAATCAACAATATTTCCGTTAATATCCCGGAAAATTTGCACATATACATTTCCCTTTAGGTTCCTAAGCGCCTCGATGTCGCGTCTAAAATCAAATCCGGTAAAATATCTAGGCCCATTTACCAGCAAATTATATGCCGGCACGTCTGTGGGCTCATTATAGGCCCCATCATAAAGTTTTAACGGCATGCTAGCAAATGTATTGGAAACCCTGCTGATCGCGCTGAAAATCGACTCTGAAAGCTCTCCGACGTTATTAAACAAATCGGATGATGAAAGATCATTGATTGAGTAAAAATTTGATTGTACGGATACAAGGTTTTTAAAAAACCGCTTTATCCGATCTTTTAGTTTCGTTTCCATCACCCCCTTATAGCTTTTTGAGATCGCTGACGCTGAAGAACGAAACCTTTGCAGGTCCTGCCGGCTTAATCAGCATTGGGATAGCAAATGTGTGGGCGTTCAAAGTGGCCGCAAAACCATCGATTTTTCGGTTTTTCGACTGCTTTGTAGGGATCCAGTTTTTATTCCTGTCCTCTACAAGCCGCACATTATTCAAGTACCATCTATAAATCTTGCTATTGTTGAAAATCACCTTACCGTCAAGCATCAATTCCTTGAAATTTTGCAATGGTCCGCCAAGTGTGGTAAATCCCTGGATAACTTTTTCGGTATCAAAACCGTAATCTTCTAGGGCCTTGTTTAAAAATAAGGCCTTTGCCTTGTCATATCCGATTTTTTTAATCTTATAGATTTGAGATTTCTCTACAAACCAATCAAATACATATTCATATTTCACGTAATCACCTGGCACAATGGTCAAATCTCCGGCTGTCTCCCATTCTCTCAATCGCGGCTGGTTGTTGTCGCGATCATATCGCGCCTGTGGTATCCAGCTGTGATGCAGAATAAATATGCTGCCGTCATCCAATGGAAATTCAAGCACAGCCGCTGTGAAGTCTTCTGTTTCCGATAAGTCGTAGCCGCCAAAGCAGACGCGGCCTTTCAATGTATCGACATCAATCACGCGGTTGTTCTTATTTATCGTAGCAACATCAACAAATGACAGCTCGTCGACATCGCTAAAGATATTAAATTGTTTTGTCATCCAGTCGGCCTTTTCTTGTGGGCTTTTCCTGTCCTTTTTCCAGTCGGAAACGAGGTTCACAAAGTCCATCAGCCCAATGTTCGGGTTTGCCTTGATCCAAAGTTCCGGGTGATCAGCTTCTTCCGGCTTGTCCAATTTGGCGATAAAGTAAAATGTCCTTTCGTCCAAATTTTCATCCAAGCTTTCCAAACATTCATGCGCTGAATCGTAATAGCTCATTAATGGGCCATCCAAAACATATCCGGCAGTTGTGATATAGATAATTAAAGGCTGTTTACGGGCGCCCCTTGATTTTTTAATAACGTTGATCAGCTTAAAATCCTTAAACTCGTGTATTTCATCAAATATGCCTAAGTGCGTATTCAATCCGTCAAGACGTTTACTGTCGGATGCCCTGGCTTCAATCTTAGAATATGTCTTGTCATATTTGATTACAGACCGCTGCGGCTTGTATCGCTTGGACAAATAAGGTGATTCTTCAACCATCGCTTTTGCTTCGTCAAATAGTTCATGCGCCTGCTGCTCGGCGTTTGCCAAAACATAAATACGGGCACCATTTTCGCCGTCAAACCCCAGCATATAATTCGATAAACCGGAAATAAGCGTTGTTTTCCCGTTTTTCCGGCCGACAAATACCAGACCTTCACGGAAACGGCGGATCCCGGTATCTTTATGAACCCATCCGAACAGATTGCCGATGACAAAATGTTGCCATGGCTGAAGAACCAACCGATCAAAGTCACCTTTTGACGGTTTACATTTCTGCTCGATAAATCGAATCGGGCGATGCGCCTTTTCCTCATCAAAGACCCACGGAAAATCATCCGTTCCCTGGCGCTCCAAATCTCGCAGATGCCGCTTTGCCGCCAGAATATTCTCTTTGCTAGCTGGAATTGATCCGTCGATAAGCCTTTCTGCGTACCATGTGGTCAAAAGTTCCGGATAGGGTTGCTCGAGAATGCCTCCCCAGCTTTTTTGCTCCGCAAGATAGCCTTCCCACCATTCTTCAAGCTCGGAATAGTTCATTTCCAGCAAAGGCTTAGAAATCGTCGTCGTCATCTTCCTCATCTTTGCTTAGATTAATGGCTAATCTTGCTCTTGAAGCCGGGGAAAGTCCTAAATCAGATCCGAAAGATCGCATTTGCATTGCTGCATCTTTCATGCGCAAAATAAAAGGGTTTGGCCTGTCGCCAACCCATAGCCCGTTCTCTTTAATTTGTTTTTTAAACGTTAAATATTGTGAATAGGCATCACAGTACATGGCGAGATGCCCGATGTCGGCCTCATTGATCAGCTCAACACTCAACAATAATTTTGCCAAACGTTTAAATTCCTTTTTAGCTGTTTCATCAAGCCACGACGGCGGGTTCACATGCGCGGCGCTCATTTTCATTTTTTCTTCTTTTTCTGCCCGCCGTTTTAATTCATTGGTATTTTTCTTTGCTGGGTTGCCCTGGAGCAATTGCAAGCGTGCATTTTTTGCTGGCGTCGGCATATTATCACCACCCTTCGTAAACTTTTTGAAAATTTTGGCTGAACTGGCCGGCTAAAAAATATTGATCGGCGGCAATATTGCAAAGGTGGGTGCGCACCGTTTATATGGCGACGGGCTTTTCAATTTTGGAAAGAGGGGGGCTACCCAATCACCTCATTGTTTGCGTAAAATTTGACAACATCCTTTCGTCGTTTCGGTTTTTTCTCGCCGCCTGGCTTTTCCGGGTGCTCTTTGTTGTGACATGCCGGACAAATCGTTTCCAAATTATCCATGTCAAGTGCCTTTTCCGGTGCATCCTTGAGTGCTTCGATATGGTGCACAATGTTGGCTTGTGTGATAATGCCACGCCTTAGGCACTCCTGGCATAGATAGTGATCACGGATAAGCACAGCCTTCCTACATCTTCGCCATGCTGCCGATGCATAGAATTGTTTTGCTGCTTCGTCTGTTTCAAATCCTTTCATATCAATCCCTCGAGCCATCGTAACTGCTCCTGCGTTATTTCCATTACCCTTCATCTCTCATGGCTTTATCTGCTTCGGCTATTGCCTCGTTCGCTATTCTAATAGCTTTCTGTGCTTGTGTAATAGCTTCTTTCGCATGTGTGATTGCGGCCTTTGTGATTGCGTCGTCCATTTCCTTCACCTGCCCATTGCATACTAAAAGCGCCCATCCAAAGGGACAGACGCTTGAGGCAGACCACCATGCTGTTTCCGCAGCATTTTTAATTCTTTCGATACTACAATAATATCAGATTAAAAGGTGAATGATCATCACAGTTTCTTCATAAATCATTCGCGTTTTCTTTATTTTGTCTTTGCGAATTCGTTTTATATACTTCAATCCGCATGGCAATAGCGAATTTATAGAACATCCTTGGCTTAAACTTTGTATAGTAATAGGTTTCGCCCATTCCCAGCTGATTATAAACTTCGTAATCGTACCTTTCTTCCTCTCCCATGTACTTTAGAATAAATGCCTCTCTCTCGCGCGGAGAAAGCCTATTTACCGCCTTCGCAAACCGGGTAATGTATTCCATCCTCTCACGTTCAAATTCCGCCATATGGATTGCTGCGTCCTCTGTGGACGAGTGAAAAGCATTTGTGTTTGTCGGCGGAATCATGGAATAACTGGCTGTAATCTTTGGCAAAAACTCATCTTCCGTTTGCAGCAAGTAATATCTATATTTTGCAATGGCTTTTTCGACGTTTCTTTGTGTGGCATCTCTATCTATTTCGGGAATCAGCAACGATAATTGGTCTACCATTTCAATCACTCCCTAGTGTAAAATATAGGTAGCTGGACAAATATTTTACGGACTAGGGAGAACCTGGTCTTTTTTTATTCTACATGTTTAATTCCCTACGGATATAAACCGGAATAACTCCGAAAATAAAGTATCCAGTGTAAATGTATAATGGAGATGTGAATTTGCTTCCAACTGTCTTTTTACTGCGCCATTCTTTTTTTACAATCATCTTTTTCACCTCAGTATCCGTTGTTTTGGCGTTCATGGTTTATACGGTTTTTTTCAAAATAACTTTCTTCAATCTGATCCCAAGTAAAACCGAGCATCTCACCGAGACCAATGATGCCTTCAATTATCATTTCATACCAAGCTTTCAAATCGGCCTTTGGTTTACGCATTCTGATTGATTTCATAAGTTTACTAACATCTTCAAAAATAAAATTGAATTGTCTAGTAATGCTATCGCTGATATATCGATCATCTATTTCTTGGTCAAATTCGATTTGGTTCCCAATGCTTAAAATGAAATGCAGGCAATCAACATACTCTTCCAATAATGGGTTCGATAATCGATATAGTTTAATTGAATCGTTACATATTGGACATATTCCTTCACTAATAGCCATTTTAAATTCGGGTTCATTTCGGAGTATTGCATGATTATTTTCACAGCATTTAATATAAGCGGCGTTATCTTGGTTTGCCCCTTCGGTTGTATATACGCTCGTCCGCGGCTCCCGGTCATCACTCCAATGCTTAAATCCACGCCATTCGTTGCAGCACTCACCAAGCTCAACCTGGAGCGCCAAGATTAAATTTGGCAGCAGATCCACACCCTGCAATCCCTTTTTCTCGATAATGTGCTGGTCCAGTTCCGCCTGTGCTTCAAATAATTTTTGTAAGTTCATTCCTTCGTTCCCCTCTCCAGCAATCTTCTTAATCTCATATTCTCCCTGATCTCCGACGACAATTTTTTACGCAATATGGCATTCTCTTTTGCCATATATTGCAACCCGTCCAGCAGCTCCTCGATTTGCATTTGCTGCCAGTCGTAAGCATCGTCTGGGCAGTCATCCAGCGTCTGCCCATATGTTTCATATCCTTTCGAAATACGATTATTTAGATTTCTAGCAATCATAATCATTATTTTTCCTGCGATATCTGAACCCGCTAATCTTGTCATTTTCGTTCTCCTTTCCGGCTCATTTGCAGATCATGATCGAACTATGCCATAAGAGTATCTAATTCTTCGTCAGAAAAATAAACGAATGTGTTATCATCTGGAAGGTATTCAACTTCTACTTTTACCTTTTTTTCGTCCTCGTCATAATAAAGTGAGAATAAGCCACCTTTAAGAAATAGATAGTAAACGTCATCTTTCAAATTCAATTCTTTTCCATGCTTCTTTTTGAGTAACTCAATTAATTTATCAACCATTTTCATCTTCCCTTCTTGTGTCAAAATTTCTTTCTACTTATCTCTTATAATGATCTTCATGAATAAGCGAATATTGATGTCCGCTCACCGTAATTTTTGTTGGCAGACCTCGCTTTACCTTAAGCACAGTAACGACGGGACGATACTTATCACCCTTTTTGCGTGTCTTCATTTTTTTGCACCTCGTGTAAGGCACGTTTTCGGCAGGATGCCTTTTTCAATTAAATCTTTGTCCCGTACGCCATGGATACTTTTCCAATACTGAAGGGTTCTAAGTTTAATATTTTTGATTCTCGCGATTTCTCTTACTTGCAATCCTTTTTTTCGTAAATTTATATATTCTTCCGTTGTCATGTTTACTTTGCTTCTTCTAGGGCGTTTGCCCATGTACCTTGCATTGCGAATTAGTTTTTTGAATTCCTCGCTTTTTGGATCCATGTCTAATGATTTGGCAATGTCCTTTTCTTCTACTCCTCTCCTAAGTAAATGGTTTAATTCGCTTAGTTTCATGTCATATCCTTTCTCCAAAACTTTTATTGTTCGCCATGTGTAGATTGCGTTCATTCATCGTTCGCCTCCAACAGCTCCGGATTTTCATAAATGTTTCCGATGGCTTTGCATTTATCGAATCCCGCATAGCATAACCTTACAGGTTTGTCATCTAGTGATATCGCATCCCAATAACCTCTTTCATTAAAAATGACTTGATACTTACGCATGAATTTTTGAGTATTCAGTTTATGTTCAGCTTCTAAAATATCCCCTTCATAAATCTCTTTACCGTGTCTATCAAAAAGCCCAGTCCATTGTCCAACTGATTCCGGAATAACTTCCTCTTCACAATAAAACCCTTCATAGTCCTCATAAATTATTCTATGACTATCATGTGTTACAACATAATATCCGAATATCCATTCATTATCCTCAACTCTTTTTCCTCGAAACTTTATTTCTCTCATATTTTCACCCTCTCACCTTTGTTCATTTTCTTCTTTATATCTTTCTTCCATCAAATAATCGAGATACCGTTCGGCTCTTTTTCCTTCTTTATAGCCCGTTCCTTCACAATCAGGGCATGGATATGGAGTATCCATGACGTGAGATGCTCCGTTTCCCGTTCCGTTACACCATTTACATTTTTCCAATGATACTTTTTCCATTTTTTAAAACCTCCTTTTAGTTCGTAATATGTGTTAACTTCGAGATCATATCGGCTCAATCCATAAGGTTACATTAAAATTCCACTTTGACTTCTATATCGTCAATGTCTTCTAAGTCTAAAATTTCTAAAACTTCATCAAGTTCGATTTGGCCATTATTGTATTTCTTAATGATTGCAACCAATTCTACCGAAGCCGTTGCGGCTAATTTTGCTTTTACTCTCTCCATTATCACAATCCTCCTTCACAAAATTCCGTCGGCTGTGGTACATTCAAATACTCGGGAGGTACTTCGAGTCCTAGTGCACGTCTAAGAGATATGACCTTCCCAATATGAACGTTGAAATAATCGTCTGGGTGACACTTAGCAACACCTTGTCTTTCAACCATGCCAGTTGAAACGGATGCTAATAAAGAAGTTACCGTTCGTTTTTCTTTATCTATTACAAATGTTGCAAGTAGCCCTTCCATTTGAATTGGATCATTCCGTATCTCCTCTACTTCTTTCTTTGCCTTTTCGATGATCTCGCCACGAGTTAATTTACGTTCTTTTTTTGTCAATCTGCGGATATGACTCTCATGGATCTCAATGTCCTCACGGATTTGCTTAGCGACTTCTTCTAAACTCTCTTTCGCGTTATATTCCGACGCATATCCTCCAACCATAAAAGACGATTTTGCAAGATCGATATATCTTAATGCTTTAACTAGACGATCTACAACCTCTTTTTGTTCGTCAATTATACTCATTTTATCAGCCTCCGCTTCGTTTTCGTTTACAATGACTTCGTACTTTTAGTTCGTAATATGTGTTAACCCCGAATCTTCGGTATCACATCGCCGCCCAGCCTTTTGCAATCCATCCCGTGCCGGCTGGAACATATTTTAGAAAGGGAACAGCGTGTCAAGCACACCATTTCCCTATCTTCCTTTATCATCCACGGCTTGCGATCATCGGCGATAATCACATTATTTTTCATCAGCACCACCATTTTTTAGATTTTCATACATTATTTTTAATTCTTCCAACCCAATTTCGTACAGCTGTCGACCATCCGGATGCTTAAAATATCCCATCTTAAGCAATTTTTCTTTCAGTTCGTCTTTACGTTGTTCAATTTCATTAGATGCCACCTTTTGCCACCTCTTTCATGTGCTCGTATTTTTTCTTAAGTATTTGAATGGTTTCTTGGACTGCGATCATAGCATTTCGCCATCTCTGCGCTTCCGCTTCCGCCAGTGCTTCATTTCGCCTTGCTTCTGCACCGATCACTTCCGCAGCCGCTTCCTTTTCTTTTGCTGTTTTGTACGCCACACCATCAAGTTCAGCACCGTAAACAATGGCGCTTGCGATTGTTTCCCGCCTTTTGGCTTCTGCCAGTTTCCAGGCTTTCACGGATTCGGCGTGAAGACCGCCGATGATCTCCAGCACCTGTCCGTAGATGGAAAGCTTGTCCATTAATTCTTTTGGTAGTTCCTCATTTAGTGCGTTCGCCTTCTTGTAAAGCTGTGCAAGTTTTTCAGCGCGGTTCATAAAATCTTCGTCCAATCGTTACTAATAAATCGGATCCGCACTGGCTCCAGGATGTACGATCCCTTCCCAAAGCTTTGCATATTTCCGTATTTTGTACCGCAGCTTTCACAATTAACAACTGTTAACACCTTCAAATGTTTAAATGCGTTATTCGTAAAAATCCCGTTTAGATGAAATGTGTTATTCCCGCAGTCCGGACAAGTAAATGTATCGTTTTCCTGCCCTAAAATTTCGATATCACTTGCCACGTTTTTCATCTCGCTTTCTCTTTTTATATTCATCTAGCGTTATCCAGCCGCCGTATTTTTTTACATACTTTACAATTGTTAAAGTGTATGGATAGCGTTTCTCAAATAACTTCCGTTTAATCCTAAATTCCGGCGTTTCATAGCCTTTTACGTCCACGATTTCAATTGTCCCGTCATTGTGGATAATCTTAAAATCCGCCCGGTACTCTATCTTTCTGAAAGTCTTGCCATTCTTCCTGAAGCTATCTTGCAGCAAAAATACCGGTTGCCTTTCAAACGCCCGTATTTGCCCTGTACGGCGTTTTTCTTCCAGCATGATAAAATAGTCGGCTTCTAATTTAGAATCGAAATTTACCCCATCTACGGACGTCCTGCGGGCATTATACTTCGTCAATCTTTTCTACCTTCTCCCGATACAATTCTTCCAATTCTTCATCCGATAAGTTTTCTAAATACTCGCGGTTGTAATTAGTCAACATCTCAATTTGAAAACACATCATTTCCCTATCCATCAAAACGGCAAGTCCTCATCGTTAATATCTAAAGGTTCGCTTCCGGACTGGAATGGATCCGCAGGGTCTGGTGCATACCGTGGTTCTTGCTTCTTCTGCTCCTGTTTTTTCGGTTCTAAGAAAGAAACCTGGTCGGCGACTACTTCTGTTACATACACCCGGCGCCCGTCCTGGCCTTCATAGTTGCGTGTCTGAATGCGGCCGTCCACGCCTGCAAGCGATCCCTTATTTAAATAGTTTGCGACGTTTTCCGCCGTTTTACGCCAGGCGACAACGTTTATAAAATCTGCTTGTTGCTCGCCGTTGTTTTTAAATGGCCGATTAACAGCCAAGGTAAAACTCACGACTGCCACCCCGTTTTGCGTATATTTAAGTTCAGGATCTTTGGTCAGTCTACCGACTAAAATTGTTCTGTTCATCATGATTTTTCTTCTCCCTTCATAAATTTTTCAAATTCTTCATCCGTTGTATTCGGGATCAGGCCGGCTTTGAATAGATCATATTTATCTGCCCAAAACCATGGGCCATATAGCTTTTCGTGCAGTTTTTCCAGCTCTTTTCGCAGCTGCTCATTCCGGTGCGGGCTGTATTTCCCGCGGTGATGCTCTGCGCATAGAAACCGGATATTCCGCCATTTTCCACGTCCACCAGCTGAACGGAACCGAACATGATGGGCTTCTAAGTTTAAGGTTGTGCCACATATATAACAGCAGTCACCGTTCCGCCGTAACGCTTCGATATATTCAGCTTTCGTAATGCGTCCTCGCACTGTTTTAGATGGTATCTTCCGGCCTTTTACCATTTCACCGTGTCTTTTCTTTCCTTTGCGTTTAACCGGCTTTTTACCAAGCTGTTTAGCTTTGCTGTATGGTCTGTATTCAAACTTCATTTGCATTCCTCCGATACACGAAGGCAAGCGCCGGAGTTTTCGTTATCTCTTTTCTTAGCTGCCGAAATGTAACGTATTGCCGGCCACGTAGCAGCCCAAAATCCATATCAAATTCCAGGCAATTAAATGGTTCACGGTTAAACAGGGAGTGGAAAAATAATTTTGCATCTTGCTTACATTCCGCAAACACAAAAGCAAATTCATTTTTGCTCATTTTTAGAGAGTAAATTTTTACCTTGTTAACGCCCAGGATGTTCTTTCCATAAGCCTGTTTAAATTTTTTTACGTTTATTTGTGCCCGGAAAATCTTACTCGCGTCGTCATCCAAATTGATTTTTCCGTCCGACAGCAAGCAATGGATGTAATGAGCCATAAATGGTTCTTCGTAACGGATGGCATCCTGGTATACATCCCTAACCTTCATCTGCGATCACCCCCGTATATTCGTTGTATCGTGCTAAAACTGTGCCGACAGGGCCATTTCTTTGTTTCGCCAATATAATCTCGAGCGTGTCGTCATTAATTTCTTTGTTGTAATACTTTTCGCGGTAAAGGAATATGATTAAATCAGCATCCTGTTCCACGCTCCCAGACTCTCGAATATCGCTCATCATTGGTCGTTTATTATTTCTTGCTTCTACTGCCCGGGATAGCTGTGCCAAACAGATAACCGGAATGTTAAATTCTTTTGCCATGTTTTTAAGATTTTTCGAGATTTCCGTAACCTGCTGGTGTGCATTGCCACCGTAAAACTGTTCCGGCCGGATAAGCGTTAAATAGTCGATAAACACAACCGGCTTTTGGTCCGGAAACTTATGCATTAGTTTCCTGGTCTTTGCCCGCATCTCCGAAATTGTCTGGCCAGCCTTATCAAATATCTGGATGTTTGTATTTGCCACTTTACCGATGACAGCTGACCAAACATTTTTCTGCTTTTCGGATAGGGCAGACAGATTATTCATTTTCAGACGGTTTATACGGCCCGTAGAAGCTATCAGTCTATTGGTTATGAGCTCCTTCGACATCTCGAGGGAAAAGACAATTGGCAGACGCCCAGACCATCCAGCCTGCTTTGCAAAATGCAGCATTACGTCCGTTTTCCCCATGCTTGGCCGGGCTGCTATAATTGTCAGCTCTCCGTCTTGGAAACCGTTCGTCATTTGATTAAGCCGGGTAAGACCGGTTGTTACGCCCTTCTTTTCTTGCTCTTTTTGCCAGGGCGCTTCAAACATTTTTACAAGGGCGTCCGTTATCGGCGTATAGTCGTCAATTTGCTGTTCATTTATAGCATCCAGGCTGGATATTACTTTTCCAATCTCCCAATTTTCTTCACGGGCAACCGTTAGGATGTTTGTTTTCTCGCGATTTTTCCAGGACTCGATTATAAGTTGCTCATATTCCTCATACTTTTCCGGGTTAGCATAGCTTTCTATCTCATTTAGGTACGACACGCCGCCGAATGTTTCGGGATCCGCTAAGGTGGTTAATGTTATGATGTCGACGCTTTTTCCTTGACTATGTAAATCTTTCATGATGTTAAATAAGCATCGGTTTCTAGCGTCTTGAAACTGCTCCGGCTTAACTGCCGTATCCGCGATCAGATAGTTTTCTTTCAGAAAGCTTCCTAAGAGTGCTTTTTCCGCTAACATCAATCTTCACCTGCATTAATGTCATACACATATACTTTAGGGCGTTTAGGTTGTTCTTCTTCACGTTTGCTTTTAATTTGCATTACAAGCTGATCGAATTTTTCCCGTAACTTTCCGGTTGATAAAATATTAGCTTTCCAGAAGTTATCATTTTGGCACCAATCAATTAAATACGTGATCTGTTTTTCTGTTCTTTTATCTCTCTCTATCATTAGGCGAACGTCGTTAGCCCATTTTTGTAAGTTCGGTTTTTTATGGTTAGGATTGTTTTCCAAAATTCGTTCATACAACCTATTTGCCAATCTAAAATAAACAGAGGATTCGTCGTAAACTTGTTTACGACATTTATCTTTTATATTATTAATATCTGTATTATTCTCCTTCGCGTTTTCGCGTATAGGGGTATATGTGTTTTCGCGTATACCCCCCTTTTGTTTTCGCGTATAGGTGGATGTGATTTTGATAATTCGCTTTTCTATTTGCTTGCTACCTTCCTTGTATTTGATGTCTACTGTTATATAGCCTTTTTTTTCTAAGTTGCTTATCAAGAAGCTTACTCGGCTTTTGCTCAGGCTGAAGAATTCCGCAAAATAAGCATTGCTAGCCCAGCATCCTTCCCCATTATCGAGACTATCTATTTCTACTAATAGCACCTTTTCGACCCAATTTAGATTCTTGTCCATCCAGATTTCTTTAGGTATCCATACACCTTTAAATGCTCTTTGCATGTCATCACCCTTGTTTCTCCGTTGCCGCTTTTAGCCACTTGTCCAATTTCTTAATGGCCGCCATTACCTGCCTGCCGGTCAATTCTTCAAAGTTCGTGATTTTTAAAGCTTCATAAACTTTTTCCGGTGGCTGGTTACGTGCCTGCGCGAATTGCAAAGCTTTGGTTTTAATCTCACCGATCTGCTCCGGTGTTATTGTGCTCTGTGGCTCTTCACGTTGCTGCAATTTGGCGTTTTCCACCTCTTCCCTACTTGCTATACTCTTTTTGATTTCAAAGCCTAGAAGAGCCAGTGCGCGCCCCACAGCAGACGTCTCACAATTTTCTAGTGCGGATGTTTTGTTTATAAATGTCGACCCTTCTTTTTCGTAAGCAAATCCGTTTGCGCTTGGGATTTGGTCATTTATATCCTTGTAAACATTTGCTTTCATCACGATTACGCCATTTTCCCAGCTAACTAGATCCGTTTGAATACGACCGTTCGGATATTTCTCCCAAAATTTTTCAACGCGGACATTTACCTCAACGTAATCTTTTAGAGCATCTTTACGATTACCTTGCTGCATTATTCCGTCACCTCAACATTAAAGGTAGTTTGCGCCGGCTTAATCGTGACACCTGGCACATACATGCCGGTAGTCGTGTCAACAACAACCGCTTTTCCATCAATATCTGTGACTTTCAAATTCTTTTTTAAGTCGCCCCATTTAACAGATTTCTTTATAAACTCGTCAAGGCCGTTATCAGTAACGTATTTGAGAAGCTTATTTTCGTCTTGCTTTTCCGGCGCTGGCTTGCTTGTCCGGCTTTTGGACTTACCAAACGGCGTAGACAGTGTCTTTGCCTTTGGATTTTCGGCCAGCCGCTGTGCGTGGTACCGCTGGATCAGGTTTTCGAAAAATTCCATATCACCCTGTATAGATTTCTTTTGCTCCGCTTCCCAAAAGTCGATCCGTTCACGTTCTTTTTTGGCAAGTTCAGTAATTTCTGCTTCTTTAGCTTTAAATGCTGATAATTTACGAAAAGCCCAATTCAAACTATCTAAACCGGTAATTTCAAAGTGTTGCCGTTCTTCCGCCGGCTGCTCTTCCCATTCCTGTAATTCGGCTTGCTGGAGTTCGTTCATTGTCTGTTCCCCTTTCTTATTTGTTTTTTATGTTGTAAACTAAAGATAAAGTTTACTTTTCAATTTGCTCCGGTTGCCGCCGGGGCGTTTTATTTTGCAATCTTGCTTTTGGCTCCCATATAATGCAGGATTGCAATCGCATCATGTGAGAGCTCCTGTTTCAAAAAAAATTCATCATCAAGAGTCATGATTTCTTCACCTTTAGAAACTTCATTACCAAAAAAATCAAATCCATAATGCTGATGTTCACTAGCCGGGTAACCAGTGCGGATCGCCCGGCGAATGTCTGGATGCTCGATCATTTCGTTTCCTCCTCAAAAAAAGCTGTGACATAAAAATCTTCTTCCTTCACTTCAACCCAGTGCGCCTCTTCGCCGCAACCGTACTTTCCATTACATCCGCATACTTCCCGGATTGCTTCGTCCGCCTCATGTTGTGTTTTGGGATCATGAAGAGAAATCCTGATTGTAGCGCCTTTCTCGAGCGCCTTTTTTACGATTTCAAGCTTCTGTTCGTTCGTCATCTGTGTTCACCCCCTTTCAAGTCCTGCATTTCAACCCGTGCATATGCCGAAAGCAAAATCGCCTTCTGCTCACTCGTTAACCGCGTCCATGCGCCGGCTTTAATTTTCATTTAAATTTCTCCTTTCGCTATCTCCTTCTCTGCTAAAATAAAGGTGTCTCCCTAGACAATTCATTCAGAAAGAAGGTGAAAGTATGGAACACATGAAAATTATTACTGGATTCGAAAGTAGTATGGAATTAGTCGGGAAAGAAATATTAGAACAGCGTGCCGACTATATTCATTACAGGCTTTCTTATCCGAACGGTTTGGTATTGGAATTTGAAGTCAAGCCAGAAGGCATTAACGTAAATACCAATAAACCGCTTCAGGAAATATCACCAGGAGTTTTCAAACCAGTTATCTGAATGTTTTTTCCGATTACTTCGATTTCATCTTTTGAAACCGAAAATTTTGATTCTCCAACTTCTGTTGTGAATTCAGCCTCTGTTGCCGCAGGGGCTGGATCCGTTTTTTCTGTATCTTCTTCCACAACTTCATAGCCGAGAATTGTAAGTGCGACTTTAATACCACTTAAAAAACCGCTTCTATACTCGCTCATTTCGTCCGAATACTCGACAAAGTTACGCATTAAAGAAGATTTTTCCGTTTCGGTTAATGCTGCGGCGTTGTTTACGAATGGTACCAGTTTGTATTTAGGCACTTTTATCACCCCCCTTTTGCTGTTTCGCAATGATTCTCGGCGCGGAAGTTTTAAGCAAAAAAGCAAGAAGATTTCGCATTGCCTCGTCAGATGGCTGGTTCATTTACAGAAACCTCCTCCTGGTCGCGTTCAATGATTGGCAAAATGCCTTCGCTTTTAAGTAAGTCGTAGATAAACTTTCTTCCTTTTTGCGTCCATTTTGTATGTGGTTTAGACTTGTCCGCGTCGATCGCGTGAGTCGTTGTTTGCGTGTATCCTTTGTCTTGATATTTCGCGTACAACAACCAAATGTCACCTTGTTTATATTGGACGCCGAGTTCGTGCAATTTTTTGTTCATCGTTTTTGCGCTCATGCCATAATCTTTAGCAATTACGGAAATTGGTATTAAATTTTTATTTTGCAAAATCATGTCGTAGTAAGATGCTTTCGGCTGCAATTCGTTCACCTGCTGGGAAAGTACAAGATTTTCGGTTTGAAGCTTTTGCCTTTCCTGCTCTTCTTCAATCCAACGCTTTGCCCGTTCAATTGGATCAGCGATCGCGTAACTGTCCATAATCGAATATGAACCGGTTTTTCTTATGGCTGGGATCACCTCATGCGTAATCCAACGTTTGAATTCTTTGGCTTCTGGTTTGCGGCTAGATAAAACCAATGTGTAAAGTCCAGGCTCATTTACAATTGTCAGATGACGATTTTGGCTACCGTCATTTAAAGTGACACTAGCTTTTTCATCTTGATCTAACCTAGTGAGAGCTTGTCGACTATTTCCAATCTCTAGAACATCACACACATCCTTTGCAACAAACCAAGGTTCACCGTCTTTCAAAACTGTACGAACTTCATTTTGTTTGAAGTTGAAAACTTGTAATGAGTTCAATTAACAAACCTCCCTTTTTGTTTTAGTACCTTTAAAAGGTACCATTACGTAAAAATTTTTTCGTCTTCCTCGTCGTACTTCCCGTCATGAACGATTGGAACACGAATCCTATCTTCACTAATTCCGTAAATAGACGCGGCTTTTCTCAATCTCCAACCTGGGATTGCCGTTACACCGCTTTCGTAGTGGCGCAACGTTTTTGCAGTTACACCAATGAGTTTAGCCGCTTCTGACTGTTTAAGACCGGCGTTAACCCTTGCGGCCTTTAAAGAAATCTGGAACATTTTTTCACCCCTCTCGTATTTCTTGATTTAATCATACTACCGTTTAAAGTTAGTGTCAATACTTTTTGAGCAAAAAAATATTTTTTAAAGGTATTTTTGTTCTTTACAAGATTACCGAAAAACGGTATTATAATTGTAGAAAGGAGGTGCTAAAGTGGCAGTTGCACAAGAATTAAAAGACATCATGGCCGACAATTTAAAACACCATTTGAAGAAGAAAGGGATAACCCAAACCGATTTGGCACGTGATTTAAATATCCCGGAAATGACGGTCTCTAACTGGATACGAGCCGTAACTTATCCAAGACCGGATAAAATTCAAATGCTGGCTGATTATTTTCACTGTAAAAGGTCAGACTTGACGGAAAAGAGAATAGAACCTGAAAATATTTACCCGGTTTCAAAAGAGGTTTCATATGTACCAATATTAGGCGAAATAGCATGTGGTGAACCAATACTGGTAGAAGAAAATTTTTCGGGATACCGGGCAGAACCAAAAGATGGATTGCCTTCCGGCGATCTTTACTATCTGGAGGCTAAAGGAAATTCGATGGAACCAACCATACCGGATGGCGCAATGGTGCTGATACGCAAGCAACCGGATGTCGAATCAAATGAAATCGCGGCCGTCCTGGTAAACGGGGATACGGAAGCGACGCTAAAAAGGGTTAGAAAGCAAAATAATGTGATACTTTTAATGCCGGACAACCCCGAATATGATCCGATAATCGTAAACGAAAAAAATCCGGTCCGGATAATAGGAAAGGCAGTAAGGTTTACAAGAGATTTATAAAATGTTTGGCCAAGCATTTTATAGGGCGGGTAGCTCCCGCCCTATTTTTAAAGAAAGGGGATTTTGATATGCGAGCAGCCATTTATTGCCGTGTTAGCACGATGGAGCAGGCAAAGGAAGGTTACTCAATTCGGGCACAATTAAACCGGCTGAAGGCCTTTGCCATGTCACAGGATTGGACAGTTGCAAAACAGTATGTCGATGAGGGCCAAAGCGCTAAAGACATGAACCGTCCTAACCTGCAAGAAATGCTGAAGGATGTCGAAAAGGAATTATTTGACGTGGTGCTCGTTTACAGGCTGGACAGGCTTACGCGGTCTGTGCTTGACTTGCATGAGATGCTTAATTTTTTTGACCAGCACAACGTTAAATTTAAATCTGCGACGGAAGTCTATGATACGACTACCGCAACCGGACGGCTGTTTATTACCATAGTTGCAGCAATGGCGCAATGGGAACGCGAAAATACAGCCGAGCGTATAAGTTTTGGTATGGAACAAAAAGCCCGGGAAGGCAAATGGGTAGTGAGCATGGCTCCATATGGTTACAAAAGGAATGGCGATAATTTAGAGATTGTGGAGGAGGAAGCCGCTATCGTACAAAAAATATACGAAATGTATCTGACCGGAAAATATGGGGCTTTAAAAATCGCAAGGTATTTAAACAGAAGTGGTATAAAAAAACGGGGTCACGGATGGGGCTTAAACTCTGTTAGTTACATCTTAAGAAATCCGATATACACTGGTACGATGCGCTATAACTACCGGGTGAACAAAGAAAATTACTTTGAGGTAGAAGATGCGGTGCCGGCCATTATAAGCAAGCAGGATTTTAATGTTGCCCAGAAAATTTTAAACCGGCGCACGTATGACCACCCCAAAAAAGCCACAAGCCCGTATATTTTTACAAGCGTATTGCGTTGTGCCCGCTGTGGCGGCAAAATGCGTGGGCACATGTCGGTCCAAAGAAAAACCGGAAAAGCATATTATGCTTACAGTTATCATTGCGTAAACAAAAATAAGGGATTGTGCGATTTGCCGGGCATTTCTCAAAATTTTTTGGAAATACAATTTACCAAATTAATAAAGGATATTAATGTTAAAAACGAACTGGCTTCTGGAGCCGTTGACCAATTACAGACGGATAACAACCCTGAGCAAATAGCCGCCCTGAAAAAAGAATTACAGGAAATCGAAAAGCGCAAAACAAAGTGGCAATACGCCTGGGCTAATGAAATGATAAGCGACGAGGAATTTAAAAAGCGGTCGGACGAAGAAAAGGCACGGACGGACGAAATAGAAGAGGCCCTGAAAAATCTGCAACTTAAAAGTGAAAACAAAGAAAGTCGAGAAATGCTCGCCCAAACTCTCCGCGATTTGCAAGCCAACTGGAGTGAACTCGATGTCATGGAAAAGAAAATGTTTGTGAATACCATCGTCGACACCATGACGGTGGACAAAAAAGATTTTAAACGCATCCCCGAATCCGTTGCCATTACTGACATTTCTTTCTTGTAATCTCGCATGTGCCTATTAACTATACGAGATG